GTTGCTAAAAATGCTATTGTTAGAAATACAAATAACACGATGAATGTAATTACAATTCCAAAGTGATCTATGTTCATGTTAAACCACCGTTACATATTCTTGTGGAAGAAGTATATGATTCCCTACAAACTTCTGACATATATTGTTCTGGGGCTACCATATATATAAAAATTGCTAGTATCATTGCTAATATCAGTATGATTACCCCATAAAACATCGCTTTTTCACTCATCGTCTACGTCAACACCAAGCTGTTTTTCTTCCTTTATTTTGTCTTCAGCAAGGAAATTTAACTTATAGAACGTCATTTTTGTCTTTGTAGGGAGTTTTTCTATCGTTTTTTTCTTCTTACCAAATGCCAGCATAAACCAGTCCATGATCTCGCTATAGTCGGCTAGTTCCAGTTCTACCATAATTAAACGTGTTGTTTAAATACTTAAAGATTAACCTAGCTGGCTCGCAAGACCAGTCCTCCCTTTAGGGTATGCATGCTCACACTACTAGGCACATTTAATTTCGTAAGGTTTATATTAAATATATTCGTTTCGAAAGTCTTGAAGAAAGATTCTAGGAGGAAAAGTTTCATAGAAGCGTTGTTTGATATCACTGTTGGATTCATGCTTTATCTACCAGTGAATTTCTTCGTCTTGCCTTTATTTGTAAGTGGAATACAAGAATACAATCTGGCTACAATGCTAAGCATATCTACAATTTATACCTCCATAGCATTAGTGAGAAAATACCTAATTAGAAGAGCATTTGTGAGTAAAACCGTGACAAAAAAATTACAAAACTTGACAAAGTTTATAAAGTAGAGGATTGTGAATAGCCTATGGGTAGACTATCTGCTTTTAGGGAATTTATCACTGGTAGGCAGGGAATAGACAAGGCTTTTACTGAAACTACAACAAGACCAAGCATTGCACAGCCATATATGGCTACAGATACAGGAGCAAAGCTTCCAATTTTTCCGTTCCCTCTAATAATGATATACGAATTGGCAGATAATATCGATGCATTGAGAATTCCGATTGAGACATTAAATCGCGAAATATTCAAAAATGGCTTCGAAATTGTCGAAAAATGGAAGTTTAAGTGCACAAATTGTGGAAAAGAGTTCCAATATGAACCACTTGCAACAGACCTCCCAGATGACCAACCTTTCCAATCAAACCAAGATAATGAAGACAACGCATTGCCAAAAGGTAAGCGAAGAACTGCGAATAAAACGAAGCAAGGAGTAGTTAAAGATGACGTAGAGTGTGATAGTTGTGGAAATACCAAGTTATTAAGACCAGAACCAAGAAATAGAAAGACACTTGAGGGTTTGCTAAATGAGTCAATTAATTCGAACGAACAGTCCCTAGAAGACGTAGCAAGACAATTAGAGAGGGATCTTGAAGTAGCCGACAATGCATATTTACTTGTTTTAAAGAATTATTGGATAGATGACTCTACTGGTTTGATATCAGAAAAGAAAACAGAGATTAAAGAGATGTTAAGAATTGATCCACCACAGGTTGCTATGATAGCAGACAGTGATGGAAGGATAGGTTATGACGATAAAAGAAACGAGATATTTGTATGTCCTAGATTTGAACATAGAGATAAACGACTTACATCAAATACATGTGACCAGTGTGGTGCTCAGGCATTAAAAGCCATCATGGAAGTTAACTCCGTATACTCTATCGGCATACCACAACCAAAGAGAGTTATTTATGGTGAGGGTGAAGTTATTTGGAAGGCAGGAAAATACAAACCAGGATTAATTTACGGTTATTCTCCAATTTATTCCGTTTGGTCAAAGGCAATGTCCTTGACACATATGGATGAATATATTAGAAAGTATTTCGATAAAATGAGACCCCCAAGGGGTATGTTAGTAATTGCTTCACGTAATTACGAAACATTCAGAAAATCCTGGGATATGTTAGAGCAGAAAGCTACTGAAGATCCATACATGATACACCCACTTTTAGTTGAAAGTGAGAAGGGTGGAAAGAATATGGCACAGTGGATTGACTTTACTGGCTCATTAAAAGAATTAGAGTTTATGGCACTCCGTAAGGAGTTAAGACAGATAATTGGAGCAATTTATGGTGTTTTACCACTTTATTATGGTGAAATGCCTAGTGGTTGGTCCCAAGAAGGCTTGCAAGTTACAATTACAAACAGGGCAGTGACATGGAGTCAAGACGTACTTCGTAAGGCGTTCTTAAATAAAATTGCACATTTGTTAGGTGTTGACGATTGGGAACTACGATTAAAGGCTGGAGAAGAGACAGACAAGTTAAGAGAACTACAAACACAGTCGACCGAGATACAAAATATGGCTGCAATGCAGGGCATGGGCTTTGAAGTAAAAAGAACACATACTGGAGAATTTAAGGTATCTAAAGACCCAATAATCAACCCATTGATGATGGCACAAGAAACACCAGAAAAAAATGAACCAAAAAAGAAAACAAGGGGAAATGCAATGGGTCAAAAGAAAGAAAACAAACAAAGTTTCCAAGGAGAGCCAAAGAGAGGAAGACCATCTGATCCAGGTGGAACTAATCAAGGATCACCATCAAGTGGTCCAGGAACCTCAATGAGTAAGAAAAGTTATCCAAATGGTATAACACCTGATAATTTTGACGTTGTTAAGAGTATTTTACAAACATCAGTAGACTTTGGTTGGAAGAAGACAAAGACTGTTGATGAGTTAAGAACAAAGGCGTTTATGACAGTTAGAGATGCAAGAGAAGTTGTAAAAAGCGAATTAGAGTCAACAAGGAGGTGGGATAATGACAGTGAAGAAGAAAATAGAAGCCCAGCATAAAAAACCGGTTGTAGAGATTGTAAAGGCTACTGTGCAAGTAAAAGATAAAAAAGTAGATGTTTACACAAAAGCATACAATGACACTATAAAGAGAGCAGGATCAGTTTATACAGCAAGTTATACTCTGATAGATGAAACTATTGATGACATAAAGAAGATGAGTAGAAAGGTTTCAACAGGTGACTATTCAGCAAACAATGTTTACTTAATATTACAGGATGCTTTAAAGAAAATAAGGTTGGCTGAGAACTAATGGGTACAAAATTAAACGTTGATCCCGGTAGTGATATCGGTAAGAAACTTTGGGAAATACACCAAAAGGACGAATATACCCATGTGACCAACTATAAGGAAGCTATATGCATAAACTGCTTTAAAAAAGATGCTGCTTCTGCTACCATAGCCGACATATGTGCAGACTGTGCAGGAAAGCGTGGAAGAGAACCACTACTTGCTACAATATGCCAGAAGATGTATGGTTTATGTTTCTTTTGTGGAAAATACAAATTTAGCATAGAACAGATAAATGCAAGGTTTTGTCGTAAATGTCATAGAAGAATAGCCAATGTAACTAAAGAATATAATAAAAAGGGTGGACCTATAGGTATGGATCCATTTTGGATAAGTATGAGAAAGAAGCATGGGAAAGATTGGAAACTCATAATGGAAAACAACTCTGGTAATAAAAGATAACTTAAATATTAAGTAATATCCCTAGGTATATGGACTGGAAAAGGGCTAGAAAACGTATGCACTGTGATTGCAGTATTCATGATGTTGTATCTAGTGTTTTGGAGTATTTCATCATAACTCCAATGTTCGCCACTGCTTATCTTGCCGTTACAGTTCCTTGGATGTTGTTTGTTATCAAGTTGGATGGAGAACAATTCACAGACTTTATATGGCAAAGTGTGTTGGTTGACCTAATAGTAGCATATCCAGTAACCAAACTAATCTTAAAACTCAAGCCAAGAATAGAAAAGCTTACTTCTCTACGTCACTAAGTTTCTTTCTTTTCATTTCCTGTCCTTTCTTATAATCTCTAAGTTCAGGTGGAAGTAACAAGAATTCTAACAACGTTTCAATGTTTTCTAGTTTCTGATTTGTTATTCTTAAGAGATCCTCTATGTCTCCAAGGATGAAATCAACCTTAAAGACCATCTTTATTCTTTACAATAAAGTTAAGTCTATCCCTTGATATGTCATAGAATCTTTTAGATTGATCCAAAACCACATTTTTGTTTGGAGGCATGCCATAAAACCTATCTACTTTTATCCATAACTCTGGGTCTCTTAGTTTTTTTGGAAAAAATTCAACTCTACCTTTCTTGGAGTTAAATACAACACTATTTTTCAAGATTGGTCTTTCTTTTCCATCTGAGTATTCAAATACAGTACCATTAACAAAGTGAACTATACTTCTTCCAAGTTGTGGTCGTTCCTTATGTTTTGTAATTTTTGTTACAACCCAAAGTTTTTTATCTTCTTTCATAAAAATATCAAGTATTGGTGCAGAAAACATAACTTCTTTATCTAATCTATTATAATGTTTGAGATATTCTTTTTCTGTCTCATAAACGTATATAGAAGTACCCATAACAAATTCAGCATAAACCTTATTAATAAATGCTTCCATTTCAACTTGTGGTTAAAGACAGATGCGACTGTGGATCGAAGCGTTATGGATATGAAGATGGCATGCAT